TTAAATTTCTGAGCATCTTCTTCTTTTAGGCCACCATTAAAATATTCTATTACAGCTTGGTTTCCGTCTGCTTCGACTATTGCTAACTCTTTTTTTTGAAGTGCTAATTCTGCTTTTGCTCGTGCCGTTTCTCGACTAGCTATGTCTGTTGATATAGCCTCTTCAGCTTTCTCAATTTCGTTTCGTGCATAGGCTGTTGAACCAGCAGAACCTGTGCCTAGTTTGACTTCATTAAGTAGGTCTAAAATGTCAGTATTCTCATTCTCGGTTGCTGACATTACGATACTATCAACAACCAGCTTATTAAGTTTGGTTCTGTTTAAACCGTCAGCTTCCCAACCTTTAATACTATTTTCTAACCATTCTTTCATTCGAAAGTTTGCAGTGATAATTTCTCTGTCTGTCTCAGCATTCTCGAAGATAGCTACAGTAGAAGCATTTATTTGATCTGATATGCCATCATAGATTTTACCGTCTGCGTATACTCTATGCTTCTCTAACCATGAGGTTCTGAAAGCTTCATTAGCTTTTAAAACGTGGCTACTAAAATTATCTGCAACTTCTTTTTCGATAAATCCATCTAAAGGATTATCTTTAGTGAACTGAGCATAATACTCATCAACATACGCACTTATCTTTGCTGGGTCTCCAGCGTGAAAGAGTTTCTTTGCTTCTAAATCTCGGTCTAAGTCTGAGGTGTATCTTGAGGCCAATACATTTAGATGACCAACCCGATATCCTTTACGCAGATAAGGGCTATCACTTTCAGATATAGCTCCTAATTTGACAGCTTCGCCAACGCTTTTTCTAGTTTCATTATATAGTCTTAAACCCTCTGCATACTCTTCGTTAGCTCTTCGGGTCTCTATATCTCGGAGAACAGGTTTAGCTTTAGCACTAAAGTTTTTAAGGGTGGTTGCGAGACTATCAAAAGGGTTTCTTCTAGCAACACCCTGCACATAAGTATCTACAGGTTGGGCTGTTGCACTTACTGTAGGGATTTGTCCTTCAAACGGATTACCTACTACTACTCTAGCCATATTAAATTCCCTTCGATGGGGTTAAGTCAGACATTCGAGCCTTGCTTTCGTAGTAATCAATTCCAAATCCCATAAGTGGGTCAGCTATCTTAAAGATGCTTTCTGCAAAGCCTATGGGTTGCTGAGAGTTAATTCGGTTCTGTGCTTCAGATTGGAAGGCTAAATTTTCTACTGCGGCTTGGTCAGCCATGTTGTTTAGCTTTTGGTCTATACGGTTTGCCAAGAGACCTTCAGACCTCTCAAAGTCTTTCATTAATTGGTCTAAGTCTTTGCCTTGAACACCAGCTCCTGCTCCAGCGGCTAGGGCTGTACCTTGAGACTTAAGAGCCTTGAGGTCAGCATCACTTTTTACCTGTGAAGCTTGTACTTGCTCTTGTCTTAAACGTTGGTTGTTGAGGCGTGTTTTAAGGAAATATGCATCGAGAGCTGATTGAGCATTTTGTTTGGCGGCTTTATTCGAAGCCATAACTCCTGCAACTTTACTGACAGCTCCAATTCCTGCACTTAATCCTTGTATTGATAATGCCGCACTGCTGGCTCCAGCGGCTGTTCCAAGGCCACCTGCGGCTCCTAATACTGCTGGTAAACACATATTCTATATCCTTATAAATTCGTAAAATGGTCGTTTCTCAAGACCATATTCTTCGTGTAGCTGAATGAACTTAAAGCCCATCCACTTTAACCATTTGATGTGCAGTTCATTTCTTGCATCTACGACATTATGGAGAAGGGGGTATTCTTGTTGAATAAGCTCGATGTATATTTTGCTTCGTCTTAAAAACTTCATCTGGTATTCTAGGAGTTCATCAGTGGCTACCATCCATATTACCCCAGCACTTTTAAATAATGGGGAAGGACAGACACCCCACAGTCCAACTCTAACTCCTTTTTTAGGGCTTAGAGTGAACGTGAAGTCGCCTTGGTTATATCCGTCTAGGAGGGCTTCTTTGGGTTCTTTCCCAGTAGCCGCATAACACTCCGCCACATCAGCTTGACGAAGGCGAGGGGCCAAATAATCAATATCTTGTAAGGTAGTTTCAATAAGGTAGTTATCATCCATTTAATCTCCTGCTACGCATATGCATATTTCCTTCCCACTCTGCTGAGAGGAATTGGCATGGCAAATGCGAGGTACTTTCTATGCTGACTTTTAATCTGTCAGCTTTAGACATTACTGGGAATTTAAACTCTCCAGATGTCAGTGTTGTTGTTCCAAGTATATTTTCTCCACCGCCAATAACTCGACCTGTGAAGGGATAGTTTTGAGCTGTCTTTGAGGTTACATCTACTTTGACGTTAAAATCTCCAGTGTCTTCATATCGAAGGAGCCAATGCTTAATCTGAAGTCTTCCACCAGTGATAGCTACTCTGCCACCTTGAGCAGTTCCTTCTTTGAGATAAGGCTCTGAAAACTGATACGTCATTGTATATCGTTCACCTACATAAAATTCAGTAGATGTATGATTGCCAGATACCTTGAACTGAGTTGTTGAGACTGTATCAGTAATAGGTAAGTTAGTTCCTTGAGCAGTCCCACGGGTAACAAAGTAGGGGTTAGTTAATATGAGAGGAACCGTAATAGTAGTCTTGTTAGTTCCACTGTCATAGGTGCGAGTACAGTCAGTTTCTACATGTCTATAATCTAATCGAGTTACATAGGTTTGGTCTGTATCAAATCGACCAGCATCAAACTGAAGCTTTAGCAGAATTGTTTTACCAGACTTATTTCCTACAACGTATAAGGCACTCTCAATAAACTCAGCATTAAGAATAGTTAGACCATCAAAGGTATACTTAAACCAAGCTGATTGACGTTTCTCTCTACCAGCAAAATGATACTTATAGACGTACATTGAACTAGCTTCACTCGTAGTTAAAATAACGAGAGCATTCTCTGCTGTTGTTGAAGATAATTGATATACTCCATCAGGAACGAATTTCGCCACATGGCTTGATATATCGATAGCTTCAGACCTGTCAGTGTCATCTACCACGTAGTATTCTCGTACACTTGAGAACCCTCCACGTTTAGCTGGGAAGTATACTAATGAGCCAGCCGCTGAGGGCTTGGCGGTACTACTTGCTTCGTAGGTTGTTGTTTGAGTTATCGAGGTATTCTTAGGGGTTAAGAAATCTCCACCTTTTAATATAAATTGCGTCTGGTCTGAGAAGAGTAAAAGCTTCCTATCAAATGCAATCGCATGATTAAGATTACTTACTTTAGTATGGGAAGCCGCCACATCGATTGGGTCGTTATCTAATACAGAACGAGCAGTTGTTATGAAGAAATCAAAGTATTCTGAAGTTCTACTTAGTATGACATTTTCATCTGCCAATAATCCAAATCTATTCTGAAAGAAGAACACATCCTTAATCTTTTTACCAATGAACGTTGGGTTAGGATTAGAGATTAAATCTCCTACAGCTCTATCTCCCCATTCTGCTTCTTCAAAAGTAAATGAACCATCTGCTTGGCGTATCAAAAGATGGGGCATAGTAGCTTCATCTATCTCATAGGTGATTGAAGGTTTTACAGTTTCAATCCATGTACCTCGGCCTAAGCCTGACTGACCTGCATTTTGAGAAACGAACTTTACATAGTAGTCGTCAAAATTATTAGTCTGGTTTCCTTGAACCTGAACGATATAACCGTGAGGTGCATAGAATGGTAAGTCTGTAAATTGCTGAACTGTTCCTACTGTAGCTTTTAAACCTTCGTCTCCAAGACTGTCATAGGTAGCTAAATCGAAGGATGCATTACCTGTTTTAGTTATGATTACAGTAGAGCCATTAGCTGTCGCTGTAATTCCAGATGTAAGATTAATAGCTGTCGCTAGTGTTGTGGCAATATATGTCGTTCTTGTTTGAGCTTGGTCTGTATCTGAGGTCGTTATATTGGCTACTTCTGTACCGTCTATCTGAACAGTGAACCGCTGGTTGTAGTCTCCTTGCTTTACAGCAATTAATCCTGTGAACGGATATAAGGTAGACGTTGCCGCTTTCATTGCAGATGTGACACCAGTATTAACAATAAATGTATAGTCAGAAACAGTGACAGCTCTGAATGCAGTCGATGCAGTTGAGGTGTTTAAATAGGCTGTACCATCAGGGTAGGTCACAGTCTTAGCGTTTCCAGCTAGGTCATAAATGCTAATTGCATTAGAATTATTAATGAACATGAAGTAACGCTCTGTTACATCCCTGTTAATCAAATGAATGAATGAGCCAGTGGTTGTTGAATTGGATAGGGTTGCTACGGTTTCTAAAGGAGGTCTCTTCTGAAGACCTTCAACCAAAGAGGGGAATGCGTTTGTTTGAGTTTCTGCTTGAGATGACAATCTGAGTGCTGGTGACTGCTGAGATATTCCCTGCACCAAATTTGGAATAGCAGAGGATATCATGCTCATGTGCTATACCTCATATAATTACCACGATTTAGAACTCTAGCTACACTGTAGTTTTGGTTCATATTATAATCGGCTGTTTCACCCTCATATTGTCTTAAATCTACGTGTGCTTTCTGTTCGTCCCTCACAAGCATTTGGTGAATAGCTGAGGAGTTTAACAGTCTGTCTGCAAAAATTCTCGATGCTCGTGTTGTGATGTATTTTTTTGCTACATCTGGGAGTTTGGCAAAGTCATAGAAGTATACAATTTTAGCTTCTAACTTATCAGTAAATACAAATGTTTTATCTGTGAGATTATAGAGTTTGTCATCTCTTGCTACGATATCATTACTTGAATTAGTTATATCAATTCTAGCTGTATCTGTCGGTACATAAATAAAGGTATCGATAGCTGGACTTAGCTCTACTCGTATATCGGTATTGAAATGCCATCCCATAGATTGAACTTCACGGGATACTTCTAGGAGAACTTGCTGTGCAATCGCAACGTCTACCACTTGGTTTCCTGACAGAGTGGATACTGGGCTTTCACCTATCGTTGTTAGGAGAACATTGACCGCTTCGAGTTCAGTCATAGTTGTTGGCTTTGTCATATTAAGTCCTCTAAAATTAGAAAAAAAAGGCCACCCCAATTAAGGGATGACCTATAAAAGTTATGAACTTTTGATTTCTACAGCGCACTCAGGGCGAAGTATTCCGTGACCCATTAAGTACTTAGCGGCCATCAA